CCCATAGACAGTACCACACTGGCTGTTTAAGAGGCTCTTTAAATGGCAGCAGAAGAAACCTTTTTAATACCTATATAAGACAGCGTAATACCCTATAACAAAAAGTTATTTACCTTTACTACCGTAAAAGACCTCTTTAAAAAGGGCTCTTTAAAACCTCTTTAATATGCAGTTTAAGCACGGCTGTCAAGAGAGTCTACGAGCGTAACCATTCTGAGGGGTAGCGGCTAGCGGAGCGATTAGCGAGGGCTGTCAGAATACACAGGCACGGGGTTGACCCTGCCAAGGTTAAGGGGTAAACAACAAAGTTACTACCCCCTTTAAATCAGAACAACTCTGAGAGGCCCCTAGAAGCCCCAGGAAGGCCCCTCTAAGCTGTTTTAGGTACTAGGACCCCAAAACAGCCTTTAAGGGCCTTCTAGAGCCTCCTACGAGTCCAACCAGTTAGCAGACCCTGAAGTGGCATACAGAGCCTTTTGAAGGTCCTCTAAAGATGTGGCGTAACCAAGGGCATCGATCTTGACACCACCATCTCCTTGGATAAACTTCCTCTCCAGTTCCCACTGTTCTGCTTCCCGAGCAGCGATAGCCTTTTGTTCGGTAACAGCCATCGATTCCGTAAAGAACTGAACAGCCATGGCAAGACTGTCGAGCCTGTCATCGTGTCTGAGGCTGTTTTTCTCTTTGGTAATCCTCGTGAGTTGAAAGAAGAGTTGATACTGGCTTCTGACTTCGCTTGGGTATGTCTCCGTCGAGGCGAGGTCATCAAGGATTACGTCAGTGTCAACCATGAGCCGGTGTTGATTAAGGACAGGCTCAAGGGTCTCGATGATGCGGAGTTCTTTCTGCTTTGTATGTCGGACCTCTTCAACGCTGCAGGGGTAAATCGTGCCGAGGTAGCGCTTGAGAAGCTCAGAGAACATCCCGAGGCCGAGGTTACTTTCAACAAGTATTTGCTTGACCTTGAACTCTTTAGCGAGGAGGGCAAGCTTTTTAAGGTTCGGTTCGCTGTAACCACCCCGAAGCCCACCGCTAGCGAGAAGGAAAAGGTTTCCGTTCAAATAACTGACTATTGCGTATCCAAGCTCATCGCTGCCGCGTCCCGAAGGGTCAACAGCCATGACAACCCCGGTGTATTCAAGGAACTCATCTCCAATCTGAGCTGGTTTGTAAAACAGATCGCCATGAAGACCAACCGAAGGAAGGTCTAGTGCTTTATCGCCGTTAGCTAGCCACACGACCTTATTAGGACCGTTTTCACGGTTAAGGCGGAACACACAGAGGTCTCTGAGTTTGAGAGGGAACTTCTCCTCATCACTCAGGCTGATATCCAGGAGGAACTGAAGGTTGAACGTTGAACGTCCAATAGAGATTTGACGGGCCTCTAGTTCAGCCCAATCAAAACGTTGAGGGTCTACAGGGTGTCCAGCAAGTCCTGGGTCATCATCTAGATCAGCTTGGATCTTGGGTGCTAGACGGTTGCCGTAGTAGCTCTTGAGTTTCTTACCAGTGGGATACAGAGCAGGCCAGATCCTGACGGAGTAGCCAGAGACCTCAAGCTTTGCGTAAACACTGTCTTGGGTGTGAGGTGTACCGAGGAATACGATCTCACCACCCGGCTTGATCACCGAGTCAAACTCTTTGATTGATTCCCGAAGCTTGTCTCGGATCAGTTGGGTTTCACAGGACTGAGGTGTTTCAACGTCGTCAGCAACGATGAGATCAGCACGAGAGCCAGTAATTTGACCAAAGATACCGCTGGAACGGACAGAAGGAGACTGGTCTGGTTTTGCGCCGTAAACGTCAAAAGCAACTTTTGAGAACCGTTGGGTGTCGCTAGGGAATAGGTCTTTGACCATGAACCAGTTTCTAAGCAGGTCATGGCAAAACACGGAGAACGCATCTGCACGGTCTTGAGCTGCAGAGATCACCAGCACTTTACAGTTCGGATCCCTACGCAGCCTCCACAGCACATAACCAGCCGTTAGGAACGATTTACCACAACCCCGATACGCCATGATGATGCGTCGGTTAGGGCCGGTTTGAAGGTAGTCAGCTACTTGGTACTGAACAGGAGTAGGGCTAGGAAGCTTTAGGTAGTCCCAGAGATAGGTTGCAAAAACAGGAAACGACTCTGCAGCTTCCTTAATAATCTGTTCAGTCTGTTTGCTTGATCTTGGCATTGACGGCCCACTTGAACATTTGGCTCAAGTTATTCTGCAGGATCACGGTCATCTTTAGAAATTCAAACAGCATCTTTTCTAGGTCTTCCCGAGAGGCGTTTGGAATGTCCCGTCGTACCTGTTCAAGCCGTAGCTGCTGTTCTATGGATAACTCGAAACAGGGCATAGGAGGTAGTTCATCCATTGGTCAATAACCCGTTCACGCCTCTCACAATACTCAGGGCGCTGTTTAAACCAAGTTTTCCAGTTAGAACTACCCTTTTCGTGGTTGCACTTACGACAAGC